GGAACGTTGCTGACCTAACTAAAGGTAAGATCCTAACCGTACTACGTGATGATGGGGTAGGACAAGATGAACCAAAAGGTATGAAGAAAGGTGAGGTAAACACATACTTGCTTGATGATGGTCCTGGTAAAATTCCAGCACCACCTGCCAATTTTGACTTTTTCATTCCATAAAAGCGGGAAAATTTTTTCCGCCAATTTTTGGGTAAAAAAGTCGCGCTAAATATACATATGAACTGGTCTAAACATTATGGCATTACCACAAGTTGTGCTTCCAACGTATGAGTTGGAAATTCCGTCTAATGGCAAAAAAATCAAATATCGTCCATTTGTCGTAAAAGAAGAAAAACTGCTATTATTAGCATTGGAGTCAGAGGACGAAAAAGAGATTGAAAAAGCAGTAAAGCAACTATTGAAGGGTTGTATTCAATCTCGTATCAAAATTGAAGAATTGCCAATTTTTGATTTAGAGTATATTTTCCTTCAGATTCGCGCAGTCTCAGTTGGTGAGATTGTTGAAATGCAAGTTACCTGCAAAGACGATGATAAAACACAAGTTAGATATAATTTGAATTTATCTGAAGTTGCAGTTATCAAACCAGAAGGTCATAGTCCCAAAATTGAATTAGCAGAGAATTTTGGTGTCATTATGAAATATCCTGCATGGACTGAATTTATCAGTGGATCAATAATGGGTAAATCACCTACTGCTGATGGTATCATTGATATTATTGCTGGATGCGTAGATCAAATTTACGAAGGTGATGATGTATATGACAATTCTACGACATCAAAGAAAGAGTTCGTTCAATTCTTAGAAAGTCTTACAAATAGTCAATTTGAGAAAATTCAGAAATTTTTTGAGGGAACTCCTAGACTAGAACATAAGTTTACGGTTATGAATCCCAATACAGGAGAACCTTCGGAATTTATTATTCAGGGGTTATCCAATTTTTTCGGATAGCACTCTTCCATAATACTTTGGAAGGGTACTATAAAACTAACTTTGCTTTGATGCATCATCATAAATATAGCTTGACGGAGATTGAAAATATGATGCCTTGGGAGAGACAGGTGTATACTACTCTCTTAATGCAACACTTAGATAATCTTAAGAAGCAACAAGAACAAGCAGCTAAGCAACGCTAATGGCACACGGATACCTATCATACCAAGATACTAGAGGCGAAAGCAATATTCTAGGTGATATTGTCAAAGCTGTAAAAAGTTATCTGGATGGTCGCGAAAAAAAGGAACAAGTCGCGGACATGGTTGCCGCGAAGGTAGATGTAGAAGCTAAAGAACAAGAGGCATTAGCAGCAGGAAAATCTGCTCCCAGACTCCCTATGGGAGCGCAAAAGATGCTCACAGGAGGATCTTTTAGTAAATTAGTAGGAAGAAATCCTAAAGCTTTACCTGGTTCAGTAGCAACAACTCCTGATGTTAGAGGTGGTGCTATTGTCAATATGGGTTTTGGTGGAAGAAAACTAAAACCTGAAGGTTATGTTGGAGACCAAATTGTTGATGTTAGTGCTACTCCTGTAAATGATAGTCAAGAAATTGTACAAGCGATTGATAGACTTACTTTTGTGACTATGAATTTGCTTGCTGCTACCAAAGAGCAGACAGCAGTTGCACGAGACCAGCAAAACTTTTTTGAGAAACTAGCAAGAAAAGATAAAGCAGCATTAGAAGAATCAGAATTAGAAAAAGGAAGAGACCTTTCAGGTAATCAAACACCAATACCTATCAGTAGAAGACTTCCTCCTGCTGGTGGTACTGGTGGTGGTGGTAGTCGCAAAGATATGGGCGACTTCCTTAAAACTGCAGCGAGAAGAGGCGTAAGCGCAAATAAAGCAGCAGGTCAGGCAGTTGCTAAAGGTAGTCGTTTTGGGGCAGTTACATTAGCTCGGATGGGTGCTAAGAGTCCTCTGAAGGCATATAACATGGTGCCTAAGGTGGCACAAAATGCATCTGATTTATTATTTGGAACTAAAAGAGCTGCTCCCATTGTTAAAAAATTAGCAGTTGGAGCAAAAGTAGGCAAAGAGGCAGTTACTGCAGGTGCTGCTGCTGGTAAAGCAATTAAAGCAGGTGTTAGTCCATCTGTTGTTAACAAAATTGCCAAAAAATCAAATCCCGCATTGTTAAAATTACTTGCAGGATCAGAGGAACTTGACGGAATTAGAAGACTTTCTAATATTGCCGCTGGTGCTGATGATGGTGCAAATGCTGCAAAGTTAACATCACGTCTTTTAGCTGAGGGTTATGATAAACCTCAGGTGGCAAAAATTGTTGCAGATCAATTTCCTAATGCTGGTAAAGTTCTGTCTGAAGGTGTAACTAACACAGCGACAGCGAAACTTGCTGGTAAAGTTGTTGGCAAAGGAATTGGTAAGTCTGTATTGAAGAAAATTCCAATCATTGCTGGTCTTGCTGGTATTGCTTTTGGTGTTCAACGTGCATTAGAAGGAGACTTCTTAGGTGCTGGTCTTGAAATTGCTTCTGGTGTCATGGGTGCCACTGGTGTTGGTGCTGGCGCTAGTTTAGGTATTGATGGTTTTCTACTAGCAAGAGATTTGGGCGCAACCCCATTTGCAAAGGGTGGTATTATTACAAGACCCACAATGGGTTTAGTTGGTGAAACTGGACAAGCAGAAGGTGTTTTCCCACTACAAGGATCTGAAGGTAAGAAAACATTCCAGATGTTTGGTAATGCATTTATTGATGCACAAAAGAAGAGAAGAAGAGAAGTTGCAGAGATTCAAGCAGAAGGACTAGAGTTATTCTCTAAGAAGAGAGAATATATGAAAGTATTTGATTTCTTCAATCCTTTTAAAGGACGTAATAATGATGGTAATAATGGAGGTAATAATGGTAATACTCAAAACAGACGTGGTAGTGGTGTTAATGGAAGATCTTCAATGGTAGGACCACCACCTCCAGTTAGTAACAGAGGTGGTGCTAAAGGTGTTCTTGATGTGATTGCATCTGTAGAATCAAATGGAAGTTACGATGTTTTCAACACTGCTCGTGGAGGAACTCCTGGTAAAGCAACAGAGAAGACTATTGGGTGGTTAGCAAATAACGCTCAGGGTGCTATTGGTAGATACCAGCATATGCCTGAATTTATCTTAGAAAGAGCAAAAAGATTTGGATATAATGCAGATACAGTCTTCACTCCAGAAGTTCAGGATGATATAACAATTAAGATGATGCAAGAGCAGCATGGATTGGATGATTTCTTATCTGGAAATATGTCCGCTTCTAAGTTTGCTGCTAAACTCGCTCCTACATGGAGAGGTTTACCACAAGGTCAGAAAGCAGCAGATAGATTAGGTGGAACTGCTGATTCTACATATATGGATCAGTATTCTTCTGGAAACAAAGCACATATGTCATGGGCAGATTCTGTTGCTAACTTTGAACGTATTCAAGCAGGAGCAGGACAGATCCCACAATTTGATCCTGACGTAAAATATAAGACAGGTGATCTGGTCATCAAAGATGGTCAAGTAAGACAATTTGATGGCATGGGTTGGGCATCTCCTAGTGGTAACTCTTCCCAAAATTTTCAACTACAGTCATCTAATCCTAATGCTGGCACAGATATACAATTGGCATCTGCCGAAACATCTTTATCAGCTGCTGCAAACACAGGGGGAACCACTATTATTAATAACTATAGTGCAAGTTCTGGAGATGGATCAAGGTCTGTAGCAAATCAAGTTGATTTTGGTCCTAGTAATGCAGATATGGGCGGAGATCTATTTACAAATACACGTATTAGAACATTAGTAGCATAATGGAATTTAATTCTTCAACCGATTTTAGTTTAGAGAGCTTTGTGATAACTCCACATGTTGGAGAAAAAGTTGAGGCGAAAAAATTGGTTGCTAACTTTAATTATTCTGAATCAATTACATCACCCTTTTTGAATGCTACTGCTCAAATAGTTGATAGTGCTGGTTTGATTAATACTCTCCCCATCAAAGGTGGTGAGATGGTGCAAGTAAAAGTTCTTACTACAATAAGTGATGAACCATTTGTTTACAATATGAAAATCTGGAATGTAGGAAATCGTTTTGCAGAACAAAAGAAGCAAGTATATACTCTTGGATTAATTTCTGAAGAAGCGATTACTAATGAAACTGCTCAGGTTACTGTTGGTACAACTGGCAATCCTTACTCAATTATTGGTAATTCTATCAAAACCGATCTAAAAAGTAATAAAGAACTATTTGGAGAAAACTCTTTATTTGAAGTCAAAATGCTCCCTGGTCTAAAAAGACCATTTGATTTATTTACATCATTAGCAATCAAGAGTGTTTCTCCACAGGCAAGTTTTCAAAGTTCTAAATCAGGAAATACTAACGAAACTACGGAAGAAGTTAAGGGAAGTGGTGGATTTTTCTTTTGGGAAACATATAGAGGATATAATTTTTATGCAGTTGATTCATTACTTGCCGATGAGAAAAGTAAACTAAAGTCGCCAAAATTAGAAAATCAAGCTTGGGGATCTGCTCCTGATCAACCATATACTGAGAGATTGGGAAATATTGGTGATGGTGGAGATGATAGGTTTACTATCAAGAGATCTGTTTTTGGATCCGAAATTAACCTTATGGAGGCACTTAGAAAGGGAAAACTTTCTTCTAAGGTGGCATTTTTCAATCACTCAACTGGACAATATTCTGAATATGTCTACAGATTGAAAAAAAGTTATGATAACATGACACATTTAGGTGGACAAGCGATCTTAAGTAAGATACCATTAGATGGCGATAAAGACTTAGGAGATTATCCATCCAGAACTCTGTCTGTTCTTTTAGATCATGAAACTTGGTTCAATGAATCAGGAATTGCAAATCCAGAAGATGAACAAGCAAAGGATCCTACTCCATATGCCGATTGGCAGAAATATTATACTGTTCAGGCAATCGCTCGTTATCAATTACTACAAAATCAAAGATGTACTATTGTCATACCAGGAAACGCAGCAATGTGTGCAGGAGACAG